GACAGAACCGAGGCGGTGTTGCACGTCACCTGCACGTTAGAGCAGCCGGTGGAGAAGTTCCACATGCCGTTCAGGTTGGTCGTGGTCGTCTGGCTGCCGTTCTGGTAGCACCAGATCAGCTCCTTCACCGGGTGGTTGAAGGACAGACGGACGGTGTTCTGCTGACCAGACAGCGAGTCGCCGCCGGTGTGCTGCACCTGCTCGATCAGGTACTCGTGACCCTTCTGGGCGAAGCGGCGACGCTCCTCGGTGTCCAGGTACACGTAGTTGGCCCACACCTCGAAGACCGGGCTGGAGGTGCCGAAGTAGCTGGAGAAGGTCGAGGTCAGGTCGAAGTCCAGGCGGACCTCGTGGTACTGCAGAGCAATCAGGGGCAGGTACAGGCCCGGGTTGCGGTTGAAGAAGAACAGGAGCGGCAGGTACACGTACGTCTTGTTGGTTGCCAGGTCAGCCGCGGCGGTCGACTGGGACGTCATCTTACCGTAGTTGATCTTGTCCGACTCACCCAGGAACACCTCGGCGTACAGACGGAACCAGGCCTGGTAGTGCTTGTCGATGCGCTGGCCACCGATCGTCAGCTCGACGGCAGCGATCGCACGCTCAGCCACCCAGCACGTGTCGAAGGTGGTGTTGTTGGAGGTCGTCGCGTTGGAGCCGTTAGGGATCAGACCCACGTACATGTTGCCGACCAGGTCGCCGTTGCGGGCGATCGTCACGGACACACGGCCGCTGTTGGAGGGGGTGCCGTTCACGGTCTGCTGGATGTTCTCCATCGCAAAGTTGGTGTGGCGCTTGTACACCGCCTGGAAGAAGGTCACCTTGGGCTGACCGGTAAGGTAAACGTCCTGAGCGCCATAAGCAACCAGCTGCATAAGTCCACCGGCCATTTGTAATATTCCCCAAGAAAAAAATTTAGACGACTTTCCATTTGAACCCGCCTGCTGACCGTGCTATACCTTTACAACACCGACTTATACCCCTCAAAATCATCCTGAACCGTCTGACCTATATATTCCTTACGTGGATCGAGCTTGCACTTTATAGAGTATACAAAGGGCATGCACTACTGAAAGTAGCAGAGACTTCTTTAGTTCGAAAACACGAGGCCGCCAAGACCCGACGCCACCTTGAGGACGTTATAGTTCACCGCAAACATCTTCTGGGAAAGGTTGGCGCCCATGCCCGACTTGAGGCTGACGGCCACCTGGGCCATGTCGATCCGGCTGAAGTTGCAGGTGCCGCTGGGCTGGAGTTCCTCGGGCTTGAGGGCGAAGGAGTACGAGTAGATGCCGGCGTAGGGGGCTCCCGAGTGATACTGGTACGGCTGATACTGGTTAAAGTATTTGCCGGGCTGCTCGATGAAGCGGTCCGTGCCGTTCAGCATCAGCTTGAACTTGTGCAGAGGGCCGACCTCGTACCCGTAGGTGGTGTTGGCCGTGCCGTAGTTGGGCACACCCGACTCTATCCAGAACACGTTGCCCGTCTGGACGTTGGACTGGAGGTTGATGGTCCGGTCGGTGAGGGCACCAAGTGCCGTGACGATGTACAAGTTGGACGAGAGCAGGGGCGGGGCAAACAGACGAGGAACACCCACCTGATTCGGCAGGAGGTTCATGCCGTTCTGGGGAAGGACCTGGGGGTTGACCGTCACGTTCACATTCGCCGTGCTGGAGCTAAAGTTCCACATGGCGTTCAGGTTCGTGCTGGCGCTCAGCTGATTGTTCTGGTAGCACCAGATCAGCTCCTTGACGGGGTGGTTGAACTGGAGGCGGATGATGCTCGGGGCGTTCTCCGAGCTCGTGCCGACGGCGTCTGGGGTCACGTGCTGGACCTGCTCGATCAGATACTCGTGGTTGTTCTTGGCGAAACGGTCACGCTCGGTCGTGTCCAGGTACATGTAGTTGGCCCAGACCTCTACGCCGTTCGTACCGAAATAGCTCGAGTAGTACTGGCTCAGGATAAAGTCGATGCGGACCTCGTGGTACTGCAGAGCAATCAGGGGCAGGTACAGGCCCGGGTTGCGGTTGAAGAAGAACAGCAGCGGCAGGTACACCTTGGACGGGCTCGTCGTGCCCACGTTATTCACGACTGACGACGAGGTCAGGCGGCCATAGTCCATCTTCTTCGTGTCGGCCAGGAAGACCTCGGCGTACAGGCGGAACCACGTCTGTTGGTGGCGGTCGATCAGCTGCCCACCGATGTAGAGCTCGACGCGCTCGATGGCGCGCTCAGCGACCCAATTCATATCGAAATTGGAGTTGGTCGAGGTCAGCTGAGCCGACGAAGACTGTGTGGGGGTTGCGACCATGAACATATCACCGACCAGATCACCCGAGCGGCTCAGGGTCACGGTGAAGACGCCACCGTTGCCGCCCGAGCCGTTCACCGTCTGCTGGACGCATTCCATGGCGAAGTTGGTGTGACGCTTGTAGGTTGACTGGAAGAAGGTCACTTTGGGCTGACCCGTAAGGTATGTATCCTGGGCACCATAGGCCACGAGTTGCATAAGTCCGCCACCCGGCATTTTAATATAGGTTGCGAAAAAGTTCGGGCGCGAAAAACCCAGGGTCTTAATTTCTGCCTGAATATTACAATGTCTCGCACGAAGATTGAGGAAATCCCTGACGAAGAGGAGGAGATGGAGGAGATGGATGAGGACGACCTCGAGGACGAGGGTATGGATATGTTCGAGGCCCTCGGGTCTCTGCTCGCGACCGAGGAGGGTGAGACCATCGCCACGACCCTGGTTGGTCTGAAAGACGCGACCGAGAGAATCGCACAGGGCATGGAGATGCAGAACAAAATTCTAGTCAAAATTCTGTCGGCCATGTCGTCGGCCAAGCCGTGTGCATGCCCGCCGGTGGCGCAGGGCATTCTAGCTCCCGCTTAAAAAAGTCGCGGCCACTTGTATCAATGGCAACCAAGGGCTCCACCACCAAAAAGGCTACTGAGGGAAGTGCCTACCAGAAAGAAATCAACTCGTGGACGCCCGAGGACCTCAACAAGAAGCTCGTAGAATGTGAGCGTAATCTCCATCTGGATCTCCAGAACGGAGACAAGCGCCAAGAAATTTTCAAACTACTCGCGGCCAAGTGGCTCCCGGCATCACCAAACCGGGATCCGAACGGCCTCCCCGTGGATATCGACAAGGAGGACCTCGAGCGCCTTCAGGTGAATAAGCGCCGAATTATCGATATCTGTGGTTACATGCTTGCCCGGTCCGAACTGCTAGAGATTAGTAAGACTGAGACCCAGGACATCAACATGAACCCGATGACCTTTGAGCGCCGTATCAAGCGCTTCAAGGAGTGCTACAAAGCCATCGTCAATAAATTCATCGAAAATGACGCTGAATTCAAGATGTTCAACAAGCCCATGGTCGAGAATCCTGACGTGGACATGGACATCGAGAAGGATGCCACGTCGTATCAGAAGCTCTTGATTTTCCTTCTGAAACAGGCGTACCGTAACGGCTACCGTCGCTACCGCGACCAGTGCTGCAAGGAAATCCGCAACACTCGGGCGTGGAAGCCGGTCAAGGAGATCAAGGACTTTGTCTATGACGAGACCCAAAAGGAGGACAATGCCGAGATGTGGCTGAACCTCACGAACCGAGGCAACATGGCCCACGATGTCATCCGCCACTTGACCAACTGCAAGGATATTCAGTTTTCTGAAATCAAAAAGGATCGTCACGTCTGGTCGTTCCATAACGGTCTTCTGGATGCGCGCCCTCTCGAGATGGTCAAGGACTCTGCGGGTCGCCGTCAGATGAAGTTTTACCGGTACGACGGCGCCGAGTTTGAGAATCTAGACCCGACGCTCGTGTCCTGCAAGTACTTTGATCAGCCTTTCGATCCGTACGACGACACCGAGGACTGGTATGATATTCCGACACCCCACATGCAGAAGGTTCTGGATTACCAGCGCTTCGAGGAGGATGTGGCTCGGTGGGTCTACGTGTTCATGGGGCGTCTGTGCTTCGACGTGAATGAGCTGGACGGGTGGCAGGTCATCCCTTTTCTGAAGGGAATTGCACAGTCCGGCAAGTCTACCCTGATTACGAAGGTGGCCCGTCGGTTCTACGAGTGCGAGGATGTCGCGACGCTTTCGAACAATATCGAGAAGAAGTTTGGCCTTTCGAGCATCTACAAGGGTTTCATGTTCATCAGTCCGGAGATCAAGGGTGACCTGCAGCTCGAACAGGCCGAGTTTCAGTCTCTCGTGTCTGGTGAGGACGTCAGCATTGCGCGAAAGTGCGAGACGGCCCTGAGTATGCAGTGGACGACTCCTGGAATTCTGGGTGGAAATGAGGTTCCAAACTGGAAGGACAACTCTGGGTCTATCCTGCGTCGCTTGGCCACCGTGAATTTTGGTCGCCAAATCGCACCCGACGTGGCTGACCCGCACCTCGAGTACAAACTCGAGGCTGAGATGCCTGCGATCCTGTGCAAGTGTCTGCGGGCCTATCTGGATTACGCGTCCAAGTATGCCGACAAGGACATCTGGAACGTCCTACCCAAGTACTTCAAGACGATCCGAAGCCAGGTGGCTACGGTGACCAACTCGCTCCAGCACTTTCTGTGTTCGGAGAAGTTCCGGTTTGCGCCAGACGCGTTTGTGCCTCAGAAGATATTCGTGGCTCAGTTCAACCAGCACTGTCGCGAGAACAATCTGGGCACGTTCAAGTTCAACCCAGACTTTTACGCAGGGCCGTTCAGTTCGAAGGAGTTGGAGGTTCGCGTCGAGTCCGCGATGTACCAACAACAGGCGTACGCGACCCAACCTATTATTTACGGCCTCGATTTCAAGAACGAAGAATAAAATGTTCTAAAGTAGTAGAATGCCGGGGAACACCCCCAGAACCGCGGCCGCCCGGAAGATTCAGTCGATCTTCCGGAAGAGGCGCGTTTTTATGAACAGTCAGGGAAGCTGGAAGACTTCAGCCTCTTCCCTGACGGCCAAAATAGTAACCTTTAAGTTGCCGACGAATTTCCGGTCGGTATTCGAGTCTGAGCCCAAGGGGTTCTCGGAAATCACGGGCTACAAGGCGTCTTTCAAGAAGCCCACGGTGCGCTGGATTCCGGGTCAGGGCTGGATCGGCGACTCTGATGGCGTGAATAAAGTCATAGCCAAAAAGGGCCAACAGACCATCGTTCTGACCGACAAGTACTTTGACGTCATGGGTCTCGGGAACTACGAGGCGGCCCTGCTCGCCATCGTCAAGAACGGGTGGGCGCCGCCTCTGCTGCTCAAGGCCCCACCTATGTACAAGAAGATTGATGGAATTTTCTACGTCAATAGGCCATTCGTCCTCGATGACCTCCGTGAGCAGCTCGTGACGCTCCCCAAGACGATGGTCGAGAGCATTGGTCGATATGACGAGGCCGTCGG